TGGTTCACAACAAAAAAGATTGTGGTGCTCTTAAGAGAGCAGCAAAGTTTGGCATTCCACATTGCTATGTCAATGCCAAAGATGAAGATAAGATGATAGAATTATTCAAGGCATGGAACGTAGATCTCATAATCCTAGCAGGATACATGAGAATCATTAAGAATCCTTCTGCCTTTCCTGTTCCTATTATTAATGTACACCCATCACTACTGCCAAAGTATAAGGGATTACATGCAGTGGAACAGGCAATTAATAATGGAGAAGAGTTTACTGGATGTAGTGTACACTATGTCAATGAAGAATTAGATGGTGGTGAAGTTATAATGCAATCAGAAGTTCCCATACTCCCAGAAGATACTATTAAATCATTGACCAAGGCTATTCAAAGAAAAGAATATGCCATACTACCAGCAGCAATTGAACATGTTAAGCAACAACTATTACAACAAGCTAGTTGATATCTGCTGTAGAGTGGTATCAACTGATGGGGAAGTGACTCTTGATGAAAGAATCTGGATGACTAAGTTGAAAGAAAATAACAGACATGCTGATAAGATAGTTAATGGGTTTGGTATTAAATGACATTCATTGTACCTGAATATACATGTAAGCATCCTATATTTCCTCATTATAATACTGTTGATCTAATGTATGATGCTTTAAACAATGGGTGTGAGAAGCATGATTGGTATGCTTACCTTGATTTTATAAGTGACAATCAATTTGACTTTGGAGGTGGGTGATATATAAGATAGTTGAAATAGATTTATGACTGACTTAGGATTAGATGCATCTCAGGAGACAAGAATCACAGTGATGCAATTGAAAATAGAAAGATTGGAGGAGAAACAAGATGAGTTGCGTGAACGATTGAAGGTTGTAGAGAAATGGGTCATTGGAGCTGCAGCAGTATTGGCAGCAGGTACTACAGTCATAGGATTTGCAACTAACATATCTAAGGCATACTTGTAAACTGTATCAGGTTTTACAAAACAACTTGACTATATAGTTTAAATGTGTTATTATTAGCACATCGTTCACCTCACATGAGGCGCAAGTAAGCCGACTCGGAACGGATCGTTCATCCCTTAGGGGACGCAAAAGTTGACTAAAGGAACGGATTAAAACCCCTACTACTTTGGAGTAACACAATGGCAAAAGTCACTTACCGTGGAGTCGAGTATGACTCTGCAGAGTACAACAAAAAAGTACTCGCTGAAGCAGCACAAAACAGAAACTATGATCTAATGTATCGTGGTCTCAAAGTTTCCAAGAAACTTGCTACTGCTTAACGAACTAAGAGGGGGTTTACACACCCCCTTTTTTAATGTATACTAATTAAAAAGGTATAGATATGACACTTCACATGAGAGAACAATTAGTAAGAGCTGTGCTTGCTCATGCTCAAGGTGAGATTGAAAAGCATAAGGTTAATGTTAATGTTTATCTTGAGAATCCTGTAGGTATAGGAGAGCATTCAGACATTACAGAAGCAATCCAAGAAGAGTTGGATAAGATTGCTAGGTATCATGATCAGATAGAAGTAGTCAATAAATATTTTTCAAGAAATGGATAGAGATAAATTAAAACTTATAGTTAAGAATTTAAAACTGCTTGTTGATTCACTAGAGTCTGAAGTATATTCTGATGTGTCAGCATATAAATACGAAGATATAGTTCCTCATCTTACAGATTATGATGAAGTGTTTGAGGATGATGATGGATAAACAAGGTCAAGTGTATGAAGGACAACAAAGCAGCAAAAAAACTTATTAAACTAGCAAAGAAACATCCAGACTGGTACAGTAAAAAGGATGTTTGGTATGCTAAAATGATTAAAAAACGTGAGAAACAACATGAACGTGAACTTAGTGACAGTAACCCCAAAGGCAGAAGAGATGATGGGGTACGTGGCAAGAGTGAGCAACCCAAAGAATCAAGACAATCCAAAGGTAGCTGGGTTACTAGGATACTGCATAAAGCACGGTCATTGGTCAGTCTTTGAGCAAGCACATATGACTCTGGAGATTAGCACTACCAGAGGATTAGCAGCGCAGATACTTAGGCATAGATCATTTACATATCAAGAGTTCTCTCAAAGGTATGCTGATAGTAGTATGCTTGCTAAAGAAATACCTTTACCAGAATTAAGAAGACAGGATGATAAGAATAGACAGAACTCTATTGATGACTTAGATCCTTTTGTAGTTCAAGATTTTGATCTTAAGATGCAGAGACATTTTGTAGATGGAATGAAACTCTATAAGGAGATGTTGGATGCTGGTGTTGCTAAGGAGTGTGCTAGGTTTGTCCTACCACTTGCCACACCTACTAAACTATACATGACTGGTTCTGTGAGGTCGTGGATACACTACATCAATCTGCGTTCTGCACATGGAACACAGAAAGAACACATGAGAATTGCTGAAGAATGCAGAAGAATATTCTGTGAGCAGTTCCCTAGTGTCTCTCAAGCCCTTGAATGGGTCTAAATAAAACTACCCAAAAGTTTACTTATGCCAACATACCCTGTGAAAAATCTCAAGACTGGAGAGACTCAAACTCTTTCCTTAACTATGAGTAATTATGAAAAATGGAGAGAAGAAAATCCTGACTGGGATAAAGATTGGAGTCAAGGATGTGCTGGTGTAGGAGAAGTTGGAGAGTGGCAAGAGAAATTAGTGAAGAAGAATCCTGGTTGGAATGATGTATTGCACAAGGTATCTAAACAACCTGGTGCAACTGTGAAACCTTTTAAACTATAATTATGCCTAGAAAGAAGAAGAATGGGGACCAACCTATTGGAGTTGGATTAACATCTAAACAGATGAAAAGAAAGAAACCAATCAATGCTGATATGCTAAGGGATGTAGAAGCCCTTACAGACAATCAGAAAGCTTTATTTGATTCTTATGCTAAGGATAAGAACCTAGTTGCCTATGGTGCAGCAGGAACAGGTAAGACATTCATTACTCTATTCAATGCACTAGGTGATGTGTTAGATCCACATACACCCTATGATAAGATCTACATTGTAAGGTCACTTGTTGCCACTAGGGAGATTGGATTCTTACCTGGTGACCATGAGGATAAATCTTACCTATATCAGATACCATATAAGAATATGGTTAAGTATATGTTTGAGATGCCTAGTGAGGCAGACTTTGAGATGTTGTATGGCAACCTCAAAGCACAGGAGAGTATAGGATTCTGGAGCACCTCATTTATTAGGGGTACTACATTAGACAGAGCTATAGTTATAGTTGATGAATTTCAGAACTTGAATTTTCATGAATTAGATAGTATAATAACAAGGATAGGTACAGACTCCAAGATTATGTTCTGCGGAGATGCTACTCAGACTGACTTAATTAAACAGAATGAAAGGAATGGTATTCATGACTTCATGAATATCCTTAGGATCATGCCATCAGTAGACATCATTGAATTTGGTGTGGAAGATATAGTAAGGTCAGGATTGTGTAAAGAATATCTACTATCTAAATTGGAATTGAATTTATGAGTTTTACCCATTGTAATTTTTTAGGTGATCTTGAATTAGATAAAAGAGAAACTCCTGGTTGTAGGTTGTATCAGTTGCCAAGTGGTAAGTGGGTTCCATCTATTACATCAGTAACTTCTTTTTATAATAGACAGATTTTTATTAACTGGCGTAAGAAGATAGGAGAAGAGAAAGCTAATAAGATAACCAAGGCTGCTACTACTAGGGGTACTGATTATCATGAGGCAGCACAGGCATATCTAGAGAATAGAGAACTTAACTGGGATGATTATATGCCAGCAACTAAGTTCATGTTCCATCATGCTACACCATATCTGGATAAGATAAATAACATACACGCTATAGAGAGGACTCTCTACTCAGAATACCTTGGTCTTGCTGGTAGAGTTGATTGTATAGCGGAGTATGAGGGAGAGTTAGCAGTAATAGATTTCAAGACTTCAACTAAGATTAAACCAGAGAAATGGTTGGAGAATTATTTTGTGCAGGAGATGTTCTATGCTGCTGCCTACTATGAGTTGACTGATATACCAGTCACTAAGTTAATCACCATCATGGTTACACCTAATGGTGAGGTAAAAGTGTTTGACAAAAGGAACAAAGGGGATTATATTAAACTTCTAGTCAAGTATATAAAAGAGTTTGTTAGTAACCACACTGGGGCGTAAATTGATGGACAATGAATTAGAAAAGGTTCTTGAGAAGAAATTCTTTTGTCCTACACGTTTTGCTCAAGCAATTGAACAACTTGTACTGGATAATAAAAACATGAATTACATTGATGCTATTGTGCATTTCTGTGAGCAGAATAGTATAGACTTGGAATCAGTTCCTAAACTGATACCTAAACCATTAAAGGAAAAGATTAAGTATCAAGCACAGGAACTTAATTTTTTAAAGAGAACATCCAGAGCTAAACTACCTATATTTTAATGATGCCCTTTGATTGCTATAAGATTTATCTTGCACTCAAAAATCATTTTACTAAAGATTCCTATGACTACCACAAGTATAATGGTAGAACCAGAGCAACAGTAGAGACTTTCTATAAGAGAAAGGATAGGTTCTGGTTTGAGAAAATGTGTAGGAAGAAGACTGAAAAGGAAGTAGAAGATTTTTTTGTAGCAAACTTTGTTTCATGCAGTGACCCTCAAACTTTATGGATTGGCGACCTGATGAAGAATGGAGACAGTAATTACATGGAGTGGTGTAGGAAAGTACAGTCA